CTTCCCTGGCTCGCCGGCTTCCCTTGCTTCCCTTGCTTCCCTTGCTTGCCTTCCCTAGCTCGATGGCGTCTTTCCCTAGTCTTTACCCTTGCCACAAATTAAAAGGCCTTGTGAGGCCTTATAGCTGGCAAACCTTGTGCACTGGCGGTGTTTTCGGCGTGCCTTGCTTATGACTAGGCATAAAAAAGGCGCACGCTTTCACGTGCACCGATTTGCTTTGCCGTTTTCCTAACTAGGAAAGCCTTGCAATCCTATCGAAGAGCATTGCGTCAAAGCGTTTGAAGTCCGCCGGACTTATGCACCCGTTGTCGTAGAGCCTTTTCAATGAAGCCTCAAGCCTCTCTAAGCGGCCTTTGGCCTCGAATGTGTAAAGACTTATTGAGTCAGTATCATAAGAGCGCAAGCGGCCTCTAAATGACGTTGCCGTTTCTGTGAGTGTTTCTTGTATTGTATTCATTTTTTTACCTTTGTTTATTGTTATGTTTAAGCCTTGATAGTAGATTCAGGGAAGCAAAAAACATAGCCATCTTTTGTTCCACCGAATACCATTTCTGATATATCCCAATCAAGGCTGTTTTTCCTCACTAACTCTTTAACCGCTTCAAAGTGAACAGCCTCATCGCTCAGGGCGTGATTATAGGGGACTGTTGCGCTCATATTGCCAGCGGTTGCTTTGATGCGTGAACCGCGCGTATCTGTTGCTGCAAGGTATTTTGTTTCTATCGCTTTCATTTATTAAAGGCGGTTTTACAGCTCCGCAAACTGTTTTGGGTGTTATGTGTGGTTTATGCTTCTTTCGCAATAACGCGATCTGCTATTGAATCGTAAAACTCAGAGACTCCACCCTTGAACGCTTCGAGTAATTCCTCAATAGTATTGTATCGAGGGTAAAACTCATCGCATACATTGACAAAGAAAATGCTTGTTTCCTCGCTCATTTCATCGCATTCAAGCGCATTAGGAACAAGGATTTTGATCCAATCGCCTTCTAGTGTTTCAAAGCCAATTGACGCCATTGTGTCGTTATGGTAGGATATATCCTCCCATTGTTCGCCTAACTCTGTGAGCAGTCGTGAGATGATAGGTCTTGATATCGATGGATTGTGATGTGTATTCATATTGTTTAGTATTTATTGAGTTAATGTGATGGTTCGAGCTACGTTAAATAGGCTAAATCAAAGGTGGTCAAGTATATTTTTAAAACAACTTAAATTTCTTTTCCCATCAAATGCCATCCACTAGACGAGAGGACAGAGATGACGGCGTGAATGACGGTGTGAATGATGAGAAGAATGACGGTGTGAATACATCCCATCATCACAAAAGAAAAAAACCTTTCACGCAACCAGACAACCGAACCGGTGAACACAAGAGCAGTAGTAAACAGCAGTGCAGTAGTGAACGGATGGACAGGGGGGGTGGGGGTTGAGTCGCAGCGCGTCGTCAGTACATCTATACATATACAGCCCCTCAAAAAAATTCAGTCCTCAAGGGGCTTCTACCCACCAGGGCTTCACTTACTGTGTACCATACCCGATCTAGATCGGTTACTGGGTACACTTATAGAAACCCTAGTAATCTCGTGTACCATAAGATGTCAGTTTATGACTTCTCTTTTATGATTCCCTTTATTTTATATTCATTAAAGGAATTACGTTTAGGACTGAACTGTCCTATGAAGTTGCTGCCTTATGGTACGCAGAGTATAACACGAAATCCGGGATTGTATACATATATAATGTACTTTCTTTTATGTATTAGCATTGCTAATAGTATATTAACTTGACAAGTAGTAAATCTAATGATGAGGTACAGGTATGGAAGATAAAGAAATGAATGCTACTGAGAAGGAGAAGGAGGCTTTGCTGAGCGAGATCCAGCAGAGTATCCACGAGGTGGCTAATGAGAAGCGGGGTTTAAAGCTCAAGTGCTTGAGCGTCTATGATCCCGCGAAGGTGGCTAAGTTGCTTTATCTGTACAGCACCGGGAGCAGCCAGACTCGTCTGGTACGTCACTATGGTTTCGAGCGAGATACTGTTATTAGTGTACTTACTGACTACGCTGACCATATGGGTACGTTCAAGGAGTTAAGTGGTCGGATCGCGGCCAAGAACTATCTGAACCTCAGTAGCCTGGAGGAGGATTTAATTGATAAGGTACGCGACCGTCTGGAGAATGATCCGGAGATGGAGGTCGGGTTCAAGGACATCAAGGAGTTATCCATAGCTAAGTCCAATGCTTCCAGGGAGGCTATGACGGCTAGGGGAGAAGCTACGCAGATTACTGAGGACCGCAAGGTGTACACACAGGATGACTACGAGGCGACTATAGCTGCTGCTAGGAAGAGAATCGAGCAGGCTAAGGTAGCTGATATAATAGAGATAGATGAAGATAACAATTAATAGCCACGACGAGGAGGTATCAATTGATACTAAGCACGATGACCTTACCGCTAATCAAGTAGCTGAGCTTATGTTTCGTATTAGCTTAGCTAATGGTTACTATCAACAAAACGTAGCTGACGCATTCTATGAACTAGGTAAAGCACAGTTAAAACTGGAGGAATACAATGAGCACTAAAGGAAGCGGCCCCCGCAAGGGACACAATGCTGAGAAGCAGCGTAAGAACTACGACGATATTGATTGGTCCAAGAAACCCTTGGCTCCTAAAACCGAACAACCAAAGGGTAGCAAATGAAGAACAAGAAACCTGAAATTGATCCGGACATTGCCTTTAACCACGTTCGACGAATGCTTGGAGATATTTCTCCTAACTTTGCCTTTGTTGTAATGGATGAGGACGGGGATCTATTCTATGATTACACGAACTATCGTATTGGCAGAATGCTTATGACTGAGGCTTTGGATGATATGGACTCAGATTTCGGTGACTTTGACTGGGATGATTTAATTGAGGATGTCGAGGACGAGGACGAGGATGACGAGGATCTATTTTAAGTATGCTTGATTTCACAGAGCACCCAATCCTCAAGCCGCCCACGGACGAGGAAATTGTCCTTCTAGGAGAAGCTGACCCCAAGCTACTAGAGGAACTACACAGGGCGCACGAGGGCAGAATCCGGGCAGCTACGGATGATCCTATTCGCTATGGGTTCGACCTACCGGGCTGGGAGCGTATGTCGGACTCCTTCAGGGACTACAATGAGGTTCTAGCACTAGGTGGGAATCGCTGTCTAGCGGCTGAGCAAGAAATCTTTGACCCCGTTGCACAAAAAAGACGCCGTGTCGATGAGATTGACGGCGACTTTAATGTAATAGCCTATGATGAGATCAACGACCGACTTCTTGAATCAAAAGCTCTGGCCCCATTTCGTAAGCCTGCTCAAGACTTATACTGCTATCAATTAAGCGACGGCGAAGAGATTCACTGCTCCAGCACTCACAGGGTTCTTTCTTTTGGTTCATACCATCCGATAGCTGACGTAACATTTCTTGACGTTCCAAAGCCGCCTGATGCTTGCTTGAAGCTGCTTCCTTCATCCGCAAGTACCCTTCTGGTGTCCACTGTGGACATTTACCTTTCAGAGTTACGCGAAGGTGTTCAGCATTGTTTTGGAATAGCTCAAGGTTCTCAATGGCGTTGTTCTGTTTATTTCCGTCAATGTGATGGACTACCTCCTGTCTTGTTAGAGGACGACCTAGACTCTTTGACACCACTAGACGATGCTCTAAAACGTATGGAGTGCGCTTTCTCCGCATTGGAGAATCAGGAGAATAAACCTCAATGTATCCGTCTTTATTTAGTATTCGACCTCCCTTCCATTCAGGGTGACCCTCTCCAGATCGAGGACCAGTCCTCTGACACTTTATCTGATGCTTCTTGCAAACCTTGTAAATCAGCTTCGCAGTTACACGAGGGTCAAGAGTCACTTGAAGTTTATCAGCAATCCATTGTTGAGTTTTCCCTTGGGATTCAATCCAGTCTCGTATCTGGTCCACAGGGTATTCGATGCTATTGTATTTTGGCATATAGTTGTTATGGTGATAATAGATCATATTATAGCATACGGGTAAGCAACTATTTCCTCCGAAGGGATACCGTGTGGGATTTTACGGTTCCAACTTACCATAATTACTTAATTGGCAATGTAGTAAATCATAATTCCGGCAAGACAACGGGCTGCGCTAAGCGGATAATGGAGGCCGTGAGTTCTAACTTCGATGGACACATAGTATGTTTTTCTCAGAATGCGGATACCTCTATTAAGGTACAGCAGCCAGCTATCTGGGAGATGATGCCCAAGGAGTTCCGGAAGAAGACTAAGAGCATTGACGGGTACATTAACTATTCAATGCAGAATGGCTTTACTGGGAGTTCGTTTGTGTTCCCTGATACTAGGACACGTGTGGACTTCAAGACTTATACACAGTTCAGTAATAACTCCACAATCCTTGAGGGTTTTGAGTTCGGGTTCAAGAAGGGTAGCGTCAAGGCTGGGAATGAATCCAATATCGGAGCCTGGCTGGACGAGTACTTAGGTGACGCTGCTTTAGTGAATACCCTACGGTTCCGCCTAGCTACACGGGATTCCAAGATGGTGATTGGGTTCACACCTATTGATGGCTATACACCATTCATCGCTGACTATTTAAAGGGAGCAGAGACCCTTGAGACTAGACCTGCCGCCCTGTTACGGGGCAAGGAGGTTCCTACTAAGCAGTACAGTCCAAGCCGTGATGCGGCTGTGATCTACCTGCATT